GCATTAAAGTCTGTCATAGTCATAGACTGCATAAACTTACTATTAGCCAGTTCAGTTTGTTGATCTGTACTAAACTTTGTAAGATCTACACGAGCAACCATAGCAGCATTTTGAACTGCCGTTTGCTGATCTACATTTAACTGAGCTACTCCCATGCTCTGAGCAATTTTTGATTGAGTTAAATTAGTCTGCATACGTGCATTAAGATTAGCCAACTCTGTCTGTTGAGCAGTAGTTAAGTTTTGAGAGTCAGCCTGATTCAAAGCAGACAAGTTAGCTAACTGCATTTGTTGATCATTAGACAAGTTAGCAAGATTCATTTGCTGTTGAAAGCCTGCATTCCTAGCAAGAAACTCATTAGCAACTTGCATCTCAGCCATAACACCTTGTTGTGTGAACTGGCTCTGCAATACTGACATCTGTTGTGCGTACTGTGCAGTTTGACCTTCTGCTGTCTGCCTGTTAGCTAGATTAGCCATACGACGCTGCATGTCTTGTGTAGACTGCGTAAGATTAGCTTGCTGCTCATTAGACAGGTTCTGCGCTGCACGTTGCTGGAGGGCCTGTGCGTTGCTCTGAGCCATTGGTAGAGCACTTTGTATGATTGCATTAAAGAGTGCATCACGGCCTACAGTGGACGCTGACAAGCCTCTGACGGCTAGTTTCTGCTCAATAGCTGCTACTGCTGGTCTAGCCCACGCAGGAGTTTTACCGTCCTCCATACCGGCTAACAGGGTTTCCATCTGAGAAGATACAAGAGCCTCTGTAGGTAATGCTGCTACGGCTGCACGTACTTCTACAGGCTGCTGATCTATCTGAGCCTCTACAGTTGCAGGGTCTTCTACAATAGATGTACTAACATTAGTAGGTAAATTACCCAGTTCTGATAGCATGTTTGTAGCACCGGCTGCTGCCTCTCTTCCACTGTAGCTACGATTTTTAACCTGTTCGTAGCCTACAATTCCAATAATCTCAGCAGCTTGTCCAGCCGTTGCAGGTTGCCCAGTAATAGCTTCACGCTGCTTCATTTCTGCTTCAGGAGTAGGCGATACAGTTATAGTTTGCCCTGTTACTTTATCTACAAAAGCATTACCTGAAACAGTGAAATCTTGTTCTTCTGCTAAAGATGCTTGCTCTTGTGAAGTATCTCTTTCAGCCGCTACAGCCCTTTCAGTAAGCGTAGGGCCTTTAGCACTGGCAATAGCTTCAGGGCTTATAGTGCCTTGTGCTGCCGTTGTAGGGTCTAATGCATCAGCACCTACAAGAGCTACATCTTCTATTTTAGCAGGCGCAATAGCGGTTGGTGTAACGCCCTGTTTAGCTGATTGTGAAAAAGCACCTTTTACGGTAGGTGGCGGTTTTACTGTAGATGCGCCCACTGCTGTTTGCGCGCCTATTTGTTCAGCAGGCCCTAACTCAGTGCCTGTTAAAGAAACTTTTTCAGTATCTACGTCACTTATCTCAAACTTTGCAGGAGGATTTATTTCAACTCTAGGAGTACTTGAGGTTGTTGAAGAAGTAGGAAGAGTTCCTGAAGTTCCCGGAGTATACGTAGATGAAGTATTTTGTGTAGATGACACAGAACCACCGCCTTCCCCAGAAGGATTTGAAGTTGTTGTAGTATTGGTTGTTGTAGCCACAGGCGCTAGTCCAGTCCCACCTTGACCACTTTCAGGCTCAAAAGAATGTAACTCTGAGTTGGGATTGTGTGGTTCGTATCTTCCCCTTTCTCTTACATGCTGCCCTGAATGCGCTTGTAGCCTTTTATTTTTTAAAGCCTTTAAAACTTTTTTATTATTTCTATTAGATCTTTTATTACTCATTGTTTATCCTAAGTGTGCAAAAATAACAGAAGTAGCTCCTGCAAAAACAACAGAAACAACAAGCCATGCAAGTCTTTCCCACCGTGCAGCATGAGATGCAGCTAACTCCCTTAACTGTTTTAACTCAGCCGTGGCTTCTCCCCAACGCTCTCCACATTCTTTCTCATGTTGAGCAATCTTTTCTAAAGCCTCTAGAGCTATCTCCATCTCAGTTTTTACTGCCATAACTACTTTCACCTACTGCTTTGCTTTACCAACATTAATGGCTAACAAGTCTGTAAGTTTGTAAAACTTTTCAACCCATTTATTATTATTAGGAATAGGTTTTAAAGCAGCAATAATAGAAGCTACAGTAACAATTGTTGTAACAATATTAATTAAATCCATTTTTAAACTCCTTAAAAGATTATAGCATATTTTCTGAAGGTTGTCAACTGTTAAGATCCTATTTATTACCAATTTATTTGAGGAAGGTCATCTATACTTGGGAAATCTTCAGTAGCTGGATAGTCACGAAGCAGTTGGCGATATGCTAATATTTCAGTTCTTTTTCCGTGATCCGTAATTTTTACAAGTTCATCTGTTTCTTCTAAGCGAAGACGTATTTGTTCTCTGCACATTACTTCAAAATTCATAATCAAGACACCCTATAATAAGTTGTTGAAACTGCACCTAGTGATCCTGAAGGATTACCAACTACATCTACTGTAGGAATTTTTGTCTGTGTGGTTGAGCTAGTCTGCATACCAACCAAATGACCGTTATGTACTTCAGAGTCTTCCCAGCCTGCTGATACAGAAGCAACTTTAGCTGTACCGTCAAGTGCGTATAACGAGCAATTAGTATCATCAGTGACGTAAAACACACTGTTTGTTGAATCAACAGCAAGTGATACAAGAGTTGAAGACGTGTGTGGTGTGTCAGAAAGGGTTACAAAACTAACGTAGCTGGAACCAGTTGCGTTGTACTTATGGATTTTAGAATTAGACCCATCAAGTACATAGAGGTTAGTACCATCGTGCGCTATACCTACAGCATTTGTCCCACTGACTTTATTACTAATGTCTATAGTAGAAACAAAAGCATTACTCGTAGTTGAGTAGGTATGTATGTTCGTACCATTTAAGTTATAGAGAACATTATTGTGATGTGCTAACCTGTAAGGCGCTGCCTGAGAAGACATATCAATAGACGCACCAAGCACATTAGTAGTTGGATGAATTGCAAAAGCCTTGTTTTCATTAGAGTGACCAACGTAAACAGTGTTTGCGTTCTTAAATGCGTAGCCTCTATATCCAGTAGAGCTAAACGCAAGAGCCGTATAAATTCTATTATTAGTTACATTTCCTATGTCGGCTGCAAACGTAGCAGTAACATTGTTCCGCATTACCTTTAGGCCGTGGCTCCCGTGTAGAAAGGGCGCTCTATATGTGCTGGTGCTGGTAGAAGAAATGTTACCTGTGTCATAAGAAGAAACAGCGGAATAATAACTATAGGCAATGGCTGTACTTGGAAAGTTACTAGTGCCATTATAATAATATATTTTTTGTCCTTGCGAAGAAGTTTCATTGTTAATAAAGCCAACAAGGGCGGGATTACTGGTATGCGGTATAAGCTCTGGATGCCAAGAAAACAGATGGTCAAACTCAGTAATAATACTATTACGCTCATGAGTTAAACTGCCTGACGTTGAAGACAAGCTGGGTACTGGATACCGTGTAAACTGTATAGGATAACCATTTCCACTGGGCTGTAAAACTATAAGTTGAGTAGAAGATACAAAAGCTGCTTTAATGTATTGTGGGCTTGTAGTCCAATCATACCCACTAACCGCAGTTAAGTTATACGTACCATAATGCGTTTGTAAATCATTAGACAGATATGCAATTGCTGGAACACCAAGAGTACCCCCGTTTCCAGAAATAAAAGCTCTTAGGTTGGTAGCAGGCATATTAGAACCTTGCGCTCTTGATGTAGTCCCGTACCCAACGCATGAGATGCCAGCAGAAGAAGCAGTAGTAGGAAAAACAGTACCATCTCTTAGATTTCTAGCTCCTACAAAAGTAGTTCCATAACTAGTGAATTTATTAGCGTAGCCATTGTCTGTAACTACAAATAATTCTCCGGTACTAGTGTCAGCCATAGCACCGCCAACATTGGGCGAAGCAGTGGAGTCACCTTGCCACGGAGATATTGAAGTGTCATAATCAGATTGCGCCGCTAAAGTTCCATTGTTAATAAAACTTTTTACTGGAGCATCAGGATATGTAGAAGAAGACGCTGTCAGCCCTGTCCTAAGAAAAACCTCACTCCCTTTAGTTACAGTATTTGCCGTATCAAGTAAACTTAAATCTCCACCAATTGGAACAGATACACCACCGCCACCACCTAATTTAATAGCCATTTATAGCTCCTTCCATCCAATAGTTGAATCAACATAAACCAGAGAAGCTCCAGCATCTGCTGCTAGTTCCCCATCGTCTGTTGCTGAATTAATTTTTGAGCCATTACGAGCTACAGTGACTGTGCCGGTTCCAGCGTTCTTAATAAATACTACATCACCAGCACTAGGGCTTGCGGGTAGTGTGATTGTTACTGCACTGCTTGAGTTAACAATAAGCTGATCACGCGCAACGGCTGTATAGTTTCCTGTTTTAATAGCAAAGTTATTAAATGCTCCACCAGCACCTACTGCAAGCTTTGCAGATGTTATGGCACCGTCAGCGATTGCAGAAGCTGTAATGGCATTGTCAGCTATAGCAGCAGAAGTTACTGCATCGTCAGCAATACCAGTAGCTTTAATTTTTGTTGTAGCCATTTTACGCTCCTAGTTCTGGGCGAGTAGCTGGGAAGTTTGACGTGCTAGGCCAATCCCGTAGTGCCTGACGATACGTTAAGATATTATCTCTGTTAGGCCAGTCTGGGGTCTGTGCTGCTTTGTCTGTAGACTCTAGCTCACCATTACGCCACATCCTTGCAGCTTCCTCCGCTGTAGGCTCCGCAGGCGTAGGTTCAACGTACAACTCATAGTGGTCAAAGTTAGCCTCAACAAAGTCAGCGTCAGCAATGATGGTGTTAATTACGTTGCCGTCTGCGGCATCTAAGATATTATATTTCATAGTCTTCTCCTTATGCCGGTAGGTACTGAATAATTACAATGCCGTTGCCGCCTTGTCCGCCGTTAGCAAAGTTCCCGCTAAAATCATTTTTACAAGCTCCCCCGCCACCGCCTATGCCACCACTACCACCTGAAACTTCAGCGTTTGCAGACCAATGTGTGGTACCTCCGCCAGACAAGAACCCTCCATTAGAATCCCCGCTACCGTACCCTATATATTTACCCCCTAAACCACCGGCAAGATACCCATAACCTGATAAAGAAGGATCGCCTAAAGAATCACAAGTTCCACCTGTAAAGTTACCAGTATATGCGGAACCTCCGTTTACCCTTATTCCCCCACCACCGTAAATGGAGCTATTCTGCCCAGCGTTATTGACATCTCCGTTAGATGCGGCTCCTCCTGCCACTGAATTACTAGTGGTGCCTCCAGCTCCACCATTAGCTGTTAATGTAGAACTTAACCCAGTTCCTGCAACGGTTGTATTACCGCCAGCAGTTCCATCGCCCGGAAGACCTCCAGAACCGCCAGCGCCTATAACAACGGTAAATGAGCCAGATGTAGTTACAGCTAAGGAGTTTTTCTTGCAATATCCACCGGCACCACCACCAGAATAAGAGCTACTGTTAGCACCACCACCACCACCTGCGCCTATAACGTGAATGCAGATAGTGCCATCAACAGGTGGAACCCATGTTTGAGACTTAGTTAGTGCTATGTTTACTGGAAGCGATCCACCACCACCGCTAATAAAATCTGTAAAGTTGCTCATGCCATTGCCCATCCTACTGTAGAGTTTGTATAAATAAATTGAATTGAAAGATATTCTTTATCTAGTGTCATATCAGTACCACTAGACATAATGTTACTTCCGTTACGTCCAACTACTGTGTTTGTAAAGTTTCCAACTGTGATCAAAACTCTTTGACCAATTGTAGGTGACGCAGGTAATGTAATGGTTTGACCAGCAGTATCAACATATACATGAGTATCTACCGCTGCTGTAATACTTGAGCTTGTAACTACGGTTGTTAATACTGAAGCCCATGACATGACTCCAGATCCATTACTTTGTAAAAACTGTCCTGCGTTACCGTCGCTTGCAGGTAAAGTAAGAACAATATTTCCAGAGTAACTGCTGTGCGGTGCTGCTTGTACTCGTGTGTAATGTGCGTTAGAAACCTCACAGTAAAAATCAATCTTTGATTGAGCACCTGAGTTTTTTAACGCAATAGATCCGTTGCTTATTTCTACACCATTACTCACTCCGCCTACACTTAAATCTGTTACAATATCTAAAGAGTGGGCTAGTTTATCACTTGTAACTGCATCGCCTGCTAATTTAGCTGTAGTAACCGTACCATCGCCCGGAGTTGTTGAAGCAGCAACAGTAGAAATAATAATAACTTCAACAGCAACGCCTAAAGCTGGAGCAGTGCTAAAAGTAAGTGTAGTTCCGCTAAAGCTAAAAGTATCTTTATGCTGATATACACCATCAAAATAAACTTGAATAGAGTTTTCAGAAGCAGGTGTAACAGACATGGTGAGCGTTGTGTCGCTTCCATCGCCTGTCATGGTGTCTAGCGTGAACTGAGCTTCACCGCCTCCAATGTCTCCCCAAGAAGTAGTGTAACCTTCAAACTTTCCAGTTGTACTGTTATATCTAAACTGACCTGCCGAAGCTGTAGGACGCTGTGCTGTAGTACCAACAGGGAGTTTTAATGCTCCTGTCGTGCCCATTGTAGTAGTAATTGCTGTAGCGTGATTACCCATATAAGCATGTAAGCTACACTGATAATATAAAATATTAGGCGTATCAGACGTGACAGCTATTGTAGTATGAGCACCAGAGCTTCCGGGAGTTCCTGAAGTTGTTACACCAGTTGTGTATGCTGTAGTTTTAGCTGCGTCATAGTAGAAACGTAATGGATGCCCAGTGTTTGAAGAATCAGATTGATCAAACTTATAATAGTATTCACTAGAACTTGTGACGCTATCTACACCCAGTAAAGATAATGCTGGAGACTGTTCACCATTTAAAAAATATGCATTGCTAGAACCGTCACCACTATAAGGATGTGATGAAGTTTTTGAAGCTACTGTAACTGCAAATGTTACGGGGCTTGCAGCACTACCATAATCTCTTGATACGATAGAACCAGTAACTTGAGAGTCTACATAAGCTTTAACAGACTGTTGAGTAGGTACAAGCGTTGCACTATTAGAAGACATAGTATCTTCATCTACAAATGCAGTTACATTGATTGAGCCATCGTTAAGACTTCCAAATGTTAAGTCTGTAATAGTAGTAGCAGCAATAGTACCGCCTTCTACTTTATCACCAGAGATTTGATTATCTGCAAGTGTTAGAGTGCCTCCTGAGACATTTAAAGTCTTTCCAGACCCTACAGTAATATCAGACGTAGCAATAGTTGCACCGTCTACAGTACCACCGTTGATATCCGGGCTTGTAAGAGTCTTATTAGTAAGGGTTTGAGAACCTGCAAGAGTTGCTACAGTACTGTCAATTGCAAAGGTTACTGCATTGCCTGAACCAGACGTGTCAATACCTGTGCCGCCTGTAAAGGTCATAGCCTCACTATCAAGGTCAATGCTCAAAGCACCACCAGAGTCTGCACTGAAGTCAAAGTCTTGAGCAGTTACTTGTGCATCTACGTAAGCTTTAATAGACTGCTGCGTAGCTAATGATGTAGCACTATTAGAAGTTAAATCATCTTCATCAAGGATAGCAGTAACTGTAGATCCGCTACTTAATACAAGACTGTCAATATTAGCAGTACCGTTAATATACAAATCTTTAAACTGTAAAGAAGAAGTACCTAGATCAATATCATTATCTGTAACAGGTACAATAACACCATCTTGAATACGAATCTGCTCTACAGCAGCACTAGAAACTTCTACATAAAAACCAAGACGGTTGTTTGTTCCGTCTACTTCAATCTTGTTAAGAAAATCAAGATCACCAATTTTAAAAATATTACCACCCTGACCAGCAGTACCATCGTGCCTGTGGCCTGTGCTTACTGCACTGCTAGAAGAGTAAGCAAAAGAGTTTACTAATTGGTTATACTCGTTATTAAATAACGATGCTGATATAGTATCTCCATCAGCGAATGTACTTTGTCTGGTATAGCTCTGAGCCATCTATTATCTCCTTCCTGATGGAGTGTAGTCTATATAAAGACCATTCACTGTATATGGCGATTTTTGATCTGAACTTGTTACAATAAAACTTACAGTATGTCCACTGCCTTGTACTGTTTGACGTACTAAAGGATCTGCTGGAGCACCGAATACATTGGCTCCAAATATACCTGATCCAAGAATACTAGGCAGAGGAATACTATCTAATATATAATCTAAAGGTTGTGCTATTGCAGGATCTTCATAATCATAACGTACACGTAATGTAGGCTGAACAGCCCCTTCAGGACTTATAGACAACCGTACATAACGTAAAGTCTTTTTAGTACCTACATCACCAAAGTCTAAATTAGGTGTCTGATAAGACGCTCTAATGTCAGCAGGGCTACCACCATAATCAAAAGAAATACCGTCATCATGATTATAGATATAACCGTCACTATCTCCATGCCACGTTTGCTCAATACCGTCTACATCTAGATCTGATGTTAGCGCAGTAGCTTTGATGCCTTCAGTTTCTGAATACTGAAAACCTTCATTTGTTAATGTAGCAATAACACCTTTAGCGGCAGCATTAGCTGTACCGTCTGTGTTATAAAATAATCTGTATTGTGATTTACTTCTAAGTACAGCACTTGTAAGATCTAAATTATCAATGTTGGCTGCAATACTTTTAATTGTAGGCTGAATAGGTCTACTTACAGTTCCTAACTCAACGTCACCAATCCGTACTGTACCTGCAACGGTTCTAAGTCCGTCAGGACTCAAGAATAACAAGTCACCTGCAATTTCCTGAATGCTCTGTGCATCCATACAACCCACGTTCTTTGTTACTGGTTGTACTGTAATAGCATTAGAATCATTAATGTTAAGAAGTTTAAAAATACTGTTTTTACAAAAGATAATAAGATCACTTCGGAAACTAGCTAGACCCACTACTTGGTCTTCAAGTACAATAGAGCCTGACCCAGTTCCTGTAAAGTTATCAGGATCATTCGTGTGGCTGTAATAAATTGTATTAGATGCAGCGCCTGCACCAGCAACTACAAAGTGCTTGTCATGGATAGTACCTACTGCTGGAGCAACAGTACCACTTACAGTTACTTCACCAGCAAAAAAAGTACGTGAATTTAAAGCACCAGTACCTTCCATCCTAAAAAAGTAAGGCTTGTTAACGCCGTCACATATAAGTATCTCACCGTAGTCTGACAAACCTTCAAAGAATGAAAAGTTAGTTTGTTTTTGATTAGTGCGAGCTAAGTCTGAACGACCTGTAAAAGTTGTGTAGTTATCACCACTGCTATGAACACTAGACTTAGATATAGAAATCCATGAGGTTCCGTCTTGACTAAAAAATATTCCAGTGCCTGAACAAACTATTACACCATCAGCATAACCTCTAATCCCTAATACTTTGTTAGCACCATTAGGACGTACCGCTGAACTGCCTCCAAAGATAGTAAAGCCATTAATACGACGATAGCCACCGTCAGTGTCTACTTCAAAGTTTGTAAGCTTAGAAGCAACTCCCGGCTGTCCCAGCATCTCAAGCTGGTTAAGGCTAGTAAATAGACCGCCTTTAGTTGATAAACCAAACGGCTGAGACATTATACAAACCTCATACGGTCATCTTTAAACTCACCGGGATTAGGATTCATCAAATTAAGTTTCATTAAACGTAAGCCACGCTTGTAGTCTTCAAGAGCAAAAGCAGAAAACTGTGGGCTTTCTTTAAACTGATAGATATAATATCTAGCTCTATTAAGCAATACAGGCTTGTAAGTATTTGGGAAAACTGTTTCATCACCAAAGGCTGCAAGCTCTGTAGGTAATACATAAGCGTAAAACCAGATACGATATACTTTATCTGGAATAGAGCTAAGGCCAAACTTACGATTGTCAGGACTTTTAATTACACGATCAGGTACACCGTATTGTTGGGTATCTGCATCGTCTAAGTTTTCTGGAATACGTCTATAGTCTTTCCAAGCTTCTGTTGTAGTAAAACGTAAGTTACGTGCAGTATATGGTACTGATTCGCCTGCTACGCCTACTGTAGTCAAATAAAAGTTGTCCCAATCAATGTAGCCGTAGTCAGTAGTTAAAGAAGAACTAGCAGGCTTTAAGTTATACCAGCGTTGTCCTGCTACAGTTTCTACGTATACATTACCATACATAGGATCTGTCTCACCACTTAAATTAGCAGCAAGGAAAGGCCACTGAGGTTCTTCATTAACAATATCTAGATAAGCTCTGTTAATAGAGTCTTTAACGTGTTGTTGAATACCCACAGCAGAAGCAAAGCTAGAACTTGTAAGCTCTACTTCATTCATCTCCCGTAGGAGTTCATTTGCTAAATCTAGATATGTTGCTGCCATTATTTATGCGCCTTTTGAACCTCAAAGGTTGCTGATTTACTTGCACCCTTATGAGGTTTATAACCGTCTTTAGGATCTTTCATAAGCTTAAAAGTCTTTCCAGACTTCATCCAGTGGTAACCTTTAGGAGCAGCTACTTTCATTTTACTTTCTGCGTTACGGTTTTACTACCGCACATTCTTTCCATATCCTGCACAGAAGCATAGCCGCCTTTATTATACATAGAGCGTCCACCGCCCATCTTACCTTCGCGTACCATACTGCCGTACATCATGCCTTGCTTTTTATCTTTACCATACATCATTAGTCTTGCTCCATTGAAAAAGTTTTACTAATTGCTCTAGCGCCTTCAAACTCTGTAGCGCATTCAGGATCAGAGTCTTTATTAAAAATTTTATCAAAGTTATCTTTGTAACGTGCGTAATTAGTTCCTTTGCGGATTCTACTGCCTTTACCAGCAATAGTTTGTCTCATCATTAATGGCTTCGCATCAGATCCAAGTTGTGGCATTATAATCTCCAGTAAAAAAGGAAAGGGGCCACCGAAGCAGCCCCCACCTGAAAGGTCTAGTCGATACCGTAGAAGGCTGAAACCAGAGCTTCTGGTCGCAGTACCTTAGCACCGTAAACGTGTAGACCACGTACAATGTCACCGAAGCTATCTGGGTCACGGATGACCTCAGTGCTGGTGATCGTTTGAGCCGTTGCCGTAGAAGACATGTGACCAGCCAGACATTGACCAGCAGCATTAGTTACCGCAGGAATGTTGTTTGACTTGTACATATCAAAACCACGCAGCTTGCCAGAGCTTACCAAACCATTACGGATGGAGCCTTGACCAGCGTTAAAGTCTACGTTCAACAGCTTAGAGCTAGACTGAGACAGTACTTCGTAGAACTGTGGTGAAGCTACGAACCATCGTCCTTCTTCTGGAATGTTCTGCTCGTCTAGCAAACGTGCCATACGTGCCATGATATCCAGAGGATCGTGCTCATTTGCAGCAAAACCAAGGTCTAGGTTACCAGTACCGTCAAAGGTTCCAGCAGCAAGGTCAGCAGTAGCGTCTGTACCAAGGATATGGTCAGGGCTAGAAGCAGACACACCAGCAAACATAGAAGCCAGTACACCTTGGTCAAAAGCATCACGCAAAGAGTAAGCTGCTGAAGACGTAGCAACGTCACGGAAGTTAACGTGAGACATGTTAGTTTCAATGTCATCTACGATAAACTTAAATGCGTTAGCCGTGTCAACAACCAGAGTTACTTCTTGGTCAGTCAACTTAGTAGCGGTCACATCTTGACCACGCTCATACTGATAAACAGTAATTTCAGGCTCTTTGATGATTCGTACACTATCACCGAATGCTGCGATTTCACCCGCATAGTCAGTGTTCGTAATACCTTCAATCACAGAAGCCTTACGGAAAAAGTTCAGTACCTGCTTAGAGTAAACTTTAGGCAGGAAGAACGAGTTGGTTTGTCCTGCTACAGAGTTACCAAAGTTAGCATTGGTATCTGTAGACGGTTCAAAGAATTGGTCACTTACATTATAAGCCATGTTAATATTCTCCTAATAACACAATTAATTATGCTACTACGCGACCCTCCATCATTGCTTGCTTAATATCTTCTTCATATTTATCAAACTGATCTAGGGACATAGCAGCGATTTCCCGTTCAGTCCAGATCTTAGGTTGACCAGCATCTACGTTAGTTGTTTTAGTTGATACCATATCTGCTGCCGAACCTTGAGGTTTCTTTCTGGGCTGTTGTTTTTGAGTAACACCAGTTTCCAATTTGTAAAGATCAATAGCTTTTGAAGCTAAAGCAACATTATCAGGGTTATTATAAACCCAATCTTGAATCTGCTCAGGTTGCTCCTTAGCCCACGCATGAAACTGCTCATCTCCTCTGATATCCTCAAAGTCTGGATGGCGCTGTTGCAAAGTGGTTTCAGCCTCTCTACGTAATACTTCAGACTCACGTTGCCGCATAGCCTGTAGTTGCGATTCAAGTTCTGCTACCTGCCGTTGACTCTGCATATGTGCTACAGATTCAACAGTGTTGTACAGATCAGGATACTCCTCTTTAAAACTTTCTAACTCTTCTTCAGACTTAGGCGGTTCATAGCGGGGTTGTGCTTGTTGAGCCATCGCAAGGAGTTCTTGTTCCTTTTGTTTAAACTCTCCAAGTTTCTGATCATAATGTTTCTTTAGATCATCGTATCGTTTCTTATAGTTAGTCCTCTTTCGGGGTTGAGCTTCTTCTTCAGGGGCCTCTTCTTCAAGGGTAGCCTGAGACGGCTCAAAAAATAATCCATCTGCACTGCCTCCACTGGGCTTATCAGCTTCGTGCCAAGGCTTACGAGCATTGTATGGATTACTAACTTCTTCTTGTACTTCTGACATTCTCAATCTCCTTCACGGGGCTTGTGTCTTGCAAGGTAGCCATATTAACTCCGTCGAGTTTATGGGGCTTGTCTTACCAAGGTAGCCGTAAAATTATCGAAGACTAGGCATCTTATTTGCACCCATCATGAGCTTCTTGATTTCCTCATCAGTTTTGCTGAGGGGTAGATCTTGCTCTTCAGGGTCTTCTTGCATATAACCGCCAATAGCCTTCATTTGATAACCGCCATCATAAGCACGTTCAGCATCATCCATAATTGTTTGAAGCTGATCCGCACCAATCTGGTCGGTTGCTTTTCTGGTAAATACAAACTCTCCATCACTCAAACGAGCGGGGATAGAATCTGATACACCAGTTCCGGGGCCTTCGACTTCTCCAGCACCCGAAAACTCACTAGCAACTGTAATTACTTTGTCCAAGATATCTGATAGTCTTGGATCATTTTGTAATACACCTGCTAGGTAATCTTGTTCATCATCGTCAAGGGATTCATCCATGACGTAACTAATATAATCGTCTTCCATTTCATCGTCTGGAAGCTGCGAAGCCAGTGCTTCATCCATTTCATCTTCTGGTATGTTTGGATAGGTATCTACTGGCATACCTTCAGGGGGCATCATCATAGAGCCACCTTCGTTAAATACTCCACGTCCTTTCAAGACATCTGCCTGAGTAACCTCTCCATCGCCTGTAAGATCTGGAAACTTACCGCCTTCTGCTCTACCTAAGCGATTTTCATCTTCGTCGTATTTTTTACGAGCTTCATCATCTTTACGTCTTACTTCTGCATAAGCTTGTTCAACTGTCATTCCTTTATTTTCACGAATAAGTTGACGCATTTGAGCTTGTTCTTCATTCTTACGAAGGCGTTCTTGAAAGTCTCTTTCAGCTTGCTGACGTTGCTCATAAGCCGATGAAGGCGGTACATAGGATAATTCTTGATCGTATACTTCACCACCATCTTGCATTTTAAACCTATCTAAAGCTTCTAAAGAACCCATTACATTATAACTATCGCCATCAAAAGAAAAATTAGATTCTCCAGCTTTAGCAGCTTTTTGTGCGGCACGTTTAAATGCAGAGTTGTTATAAGTTGTTGTGCCTGATTTTGTTTCTTTTGTTACAATAGCACCTTCCATTGGTAAATCTTTAATAGAGTAAGAAACTTTTGAATCTTCATCATTATCAAATAAAGAACTTACACCTTCAGCTAATCCCGTTAAACCTAAAGTACCCAAAGCACCTTCTATTCTACCTGCATTCTGAGCACTTTTTTCAAAAGCTGCTGTTCGGTCTTTACCAATAACTGCACCTCTATTTTTTGCAGTAGCTCCGGGAGTATCTTTTGTGATTCCCTGAGCTTTATCTAAAGCTTCTTTAGTTTGCCTGTCTAACTTTTTATAAGCTTGTGTGCCTTTTTTAACTCCGGCTTTTATAAGTTTAGCTATAGCACCTGCAAAATATTGTTCACGTTCTGGAGAAACTAATAAAGTTTTTTGAGTATTTCCCATATTTAAATCCGTACTGTATTCATCACCTTTATGTTTAAAAGTATCTTTTTTATTTTCCCAAGCACGACGCCAAGCCTGTTTAAAAGAATTAGTACCGTCAGGTATTTCTTTTTTTGTTAAATATTCTCTTTCTAAAGATTCAAACATATCTCCTTTATATCTAGAAATACCATGTCTTCGATCATGCTCTAGTTTATCCGCAGCTATTTGCTCACGGGTTCTATATTTTCTTTTTGGCTTAACAGCCTTACCTACGGCTTTAGCTAAAGCACCGACTACATATTGCTCACGCTCTGGAGGATTTAACATGCTCTTACTCATAATCTTTCCTATTAAGTGCTTCGTCTACTTGCTCAGGTAAAGTTTCTAACCTAGCCAGAGAACTCAGCTTCCCC